CTGCTGCACTTTGAGGAACAAAGAAGTCTATAAAACTAGCCAATCCTCTTTGTTGTTCTGAAGCCCTAGATTCGTCTTGATGCTGAGATGGAAACATACCTGTAAAGCGTTGTCCAAAAGTTGAGTTAACTTTTCCACCTTCTTGAAACATAGGGGACTTAGGTTTAGAAATACCAGCTTCCATAGTAGCGGACGCAATTAAAGCATCCATAGCCGAATTACCATTCTGCATTTGCTGCATGGCACGGCCTTCATTAGTGATTTGTTTTAGAACGGGTAGGTAATCAGGTACAGCTTCTTTGGGTATTATCCATTCGCCGCCCTCTAATTCAACAGGTTGTTCACCGGCAACCATGCCAGCGACTCCGCCTCTTTCGTGTGATGGCCCCCTAACTAAGCCGTAGCTAGGAAACCTGCTTTTTTGTTTAGCCATATAGTATGTGAATTAATAGCTTTTATTTAAAAGGTTTATAGACAGGTGTGTGAAGTTACACTCCACAGCATTTAAATATAAGGAGAAGAAAAACAATAACCAAAGAAATAATTAATTAATTCCTAGCACCTGTTATCCAGTTATATTTACGAGCTTTAGTTACTAAACTATCTTTGCGGTTAGAATTAGCAAAGCCCTCTTTACTTGTTGACTGAGACTTAGGAGCTCTAGCAAAGTAATCCGCATAGTATAAAGCATCCATGATATCATCGTTCCTAGGTTTAGGGTGTTCAAAGAACTCATCAACTATCTCTGTCATCTCTCTTTTAATAAATAACTTTTTAGAATTAACGATAGGGCCTAGTGTTGTTTCGAGCCTATCTTGCTTTTTTATTCTATTTGGAGGCTTAACACCTTTAAACAGTCCCGGCATCAGTCTTTTCTCATTAGCACTCATCCGAGTTACCATATCTCTAACCATCTCTTGCGCCGCAACTGTTTCAATGGTTACCCGTCTTACGGGACTATATTTCTTTGCCAGCTCTATAATCTTAGCTGGGACATCAAATGTAGGGATACGTTCTCTAAAATACTCTAAGACATACCGATTACTCTTAGAATCTATACCCATAACCAATATAACTTGAAAGTCTGAGGTCTCTGTAGCGGTAGCTGCTAGGTCAACTCCCATGTAGATATTAATAGGCGTAACCTCTTCATCGTCTACAATGTAGTTAAATCCATTCATAAGCTTTCTTTCACCACCGTAATGCTGTATTCTATCTATTTTGAAGGAAGCATTCGTAATATCTCTAGCATCGTTCATGTACTCTTGAGCAAACTTATTAACTAAGCCCGCTTCTATAAATTCTTGTTTCTTATGATTTAGCTTAGATAGAGGGAATTGTTCAGGCCATAAGGCTTTTCCATCTTCTACAGCTCTATGAAAGAATACATCCCAAGGATAGGAACGATTATCTTTCATCGCTCGCTTATGTCCATCGTATGTCATCTGCAAAAAGCTATCATAATGTACGATTGTACCCGCTAACCATATCCAACCTTCATTACCGGGTGATTCTTCTAAGGCGGGATAGATTGTAGACACTACCCACTTCTTAATTTCGTTACGTCTTTCAGGTGTCTTAGTGTTTAATTCAGATTCAAAGTCATCTAAGATGATACCAGTATAACGAACATCTACTTCCGCACGCCCCCTAAGCCTTTGAGAGGTACCTTTAGCTATAATTCTATCTCCTTTAGGAATAACAAGGTCTTTTTCTGTCCAGCGTTTGCCTACGCTACCCCCATCCATATTACCAAAGTAATATTTAATAGTCTTGTTTGTCTCTAAGTGGTATCTAAGATACTTTAAATGGTCAATTGCCTGACCTTGCTCCTCTGAAACCCATGCAATAAAGTTTTGGTCATCCTCACCAGCAAAGCAAAGCTTATGTAAAATAGCTGATTTAGATAGAATAGACTTACCAAACCCCCTAGGAAGTATAATACAGATACGCTCACCGGGTTTAGTTGATATTAGTCTTTTAGAAAGTGTGTAGTGACAGTCAGGGGATGCACTCTTATGCATAAAATCTTTAGGAAGAAAGGCTCTTCCAAAGAATAATAGGTCTTTATAGGACTTAACCAGTATCTCGTCTCGGCGAGTCATCTCCTCAGGAGGAGGTATTATGTTAAACGTCTCTATCGGTTTCTTGTCTGGCAAGTTTTCTCGCTCTTCTGCGTTTAGACCGGTACTCGGCAATGCTTTTGGTGGCAAGTATTTTATTCCTTTTTCTTAGCTTAGCGGCTTTATTGGGCACTACCACTTTTCCTTATCAGCCCAATAGGCTGCCGACATCTTACCCTTAGCTATATTCTTACCATGTCTTGCTTTAAAGGATTTACGCCTCATCTTTTGTGTACGAGATTCACCCTTTTTTGGTTTACCAGCGGTTGTAACCCCCTGTTGCCCAAATCGAATAGTTTTAATCTTTGTGCCTTCTTTAGCAACCACTACATGGCTTTTAGTCTTATGACTAGGGGTTCTTTTAGGTTTATTGTATCCCGATACACCCGCTCTAGTTAATCTTGAATCTTTTTTCTTCGGCATTACTTACCCCAGCTTTTTTTAGCCACACTCTTAGCCTGTTTACTTAAATCACCAAAATGAAATAGTCTTTGACTAGTTGTGCCATGTTTATTCCCTGTGTGTAATTGCCCATTGGACATCTTATGCATACCACCTTTATGTTGTTTACCACTCTTTAAGTAGTGTTTAACTCCCATTGCCATCTTAAACCTCTATTATTTTAATGTTATAACTTATCTTGCCCCATTGAACATATATAGGATATGACCAATAAGGTCTATTGAGACGCATTTTCTTCTATTAGCCCCGTCTCAAAGGCTTTTAATTTATCTTTAGAGAAACCAGTAAACTCTTGTATTAGCGCAATAGAGTCTGTTTTCTTCTCTGTACTCAATAATCCAGATATCTTCATTAATGTTTCTAATGCTCTTAGCTTATCGCCATCTCTTACATCGGTCTTATCAACAACTGACTTAGCGTTTTCTAGTAAATAGGTCTTAGTAATCCCTAAGTCATCCATTAAACCTTCAACTTCTTTATTAATCAATGTTCTTATCCTCTTTTGTCTTAGTAAAACCTTAGAACGATTTAAAGCATATCGCCTGTTCTGGGTCTTAAATACTGTTAAATAAGCATCTGTAGAGTCTCTACCCATGGCAACCATCTTGGCGAAGAGCTTTTCTCTCGATGTTATATACTTGCTGTTCTTACGGCGAGTAAATGTATATATATCTCTAGGAGGAGTCCCTTGTAGTTTAGCGTTGTCAGTTACAAAAGCGGTGCCTAGCAGTGTCCGAATGTAATCGGTTTCTTTATTATATTGATTACTGTACATAACTGCACGCCTTAACACAGTAAACACCTGTCCGTCATCACTCAAAGCCCAGTCGCCCTCTTTAGCTTTGCGCCAATCTTCCTCTAAGTCTTCTTTTAAGTGGTGCTTTCTAAATTCTTTCTCATCTTCATATAAATGATAAGCTATGCCACTAATGGTCTTGATATGCACTTTAAGCCTTTGCGTCTATATCCGGCATATCCATGTCAAAGAAGTCTACCAACATAGGTGATTCAATATCATCTATAATCAATAGTATCTCCATCATGTACTCATAGTCTCCAGTTTCCCTAAATTTGCTAGATAAAGACTTTAGGTTGTCTATGGCAGGGCCTAGGTCTAAGATTTCTATACTTGGGTTTGTTTCCATAGCCTGAATATAAGCATATATTACTTTTTTAAACAAGATGAATAATAAGTGTTGACTGGTATAGTCTAAAACTAATAAATTCAACTAGTCGGTTGAGACGAGATAATATTATAATATACTATTAATATATTAATATACTAATATATTAAGTACTATTATAGTATTATACTATTATACTATTATACTATAATATTATAATATATTAATATAGGTTTCTTATAATATATTAAGTACTTAGTATATTATAATATTACCGCGAAATATTAATGTAGTACCCGCGATATCAATCC